TTCTACTGCCCGTAATGGAAACAGAGGATGCGAAGTTCCTGTCTCAGGATGTTTCCGTATGGCAGAATAATGCGGATTGGATGTATGAAAATGGGATTCTGAAGGAAAAGGCGGATGTTTCCTTCCTGGTTAAAAATTTACTGGATGAATAAATAAAGGCAATCAAAAAGCCCCCTATCTTAGGATAGGGGGCTTTGTTGTATGTCTGATTTCGACTTAGGATTATACATTGAAGCGGAACAGCACTACATCGCCGTCCTTCATGACGTATTCTTTGCCTTCGGAGCGGACTAAGCCCTGCTCCTTTGCGGCGTTATAGGAGCCCAAACGCATGAGGTCATCATAATGCACAACCTCTGCGCGGATGAAGCCACGTTCAAAATCGGAATGGATTTTGCCTGCCGCCTGCGGTGCCTTTGTGCCCTTGGTGATGGTCCACGCGCGGGATTCCTGCGGCCCTGCGGTCAGATAGCTGATTAAGCCCAGAAGCTTATAGCTTGCGGCAATCAGGCGATCCAGACCACTGGTTTCCACGCCCAGCTCGGCAAGGAATTCCTTTTTGTCCGCTTCGTCCAAATCGGAGATTTCCTCCTCGATTTTTGCGCACAGCACGAATACCTCGTTATGCTCTGCTGCGGCATATTCTCTGACTCTGCCGACAAATTCGTTGGATGCACCGTCATCCGCCAAGTCATCCTCTGTGACGTTTGCGGCATACAGCACGGGCTTTGCGGTCAGAAGTGTCAGGGTCTGCACGAATTCATAATCCTCGGGGGCATCAAATTCCACGCTTCTTGCGGACTTGCCTGCCTCCAGCGCTTCCTTCAGCTTCAAGAGGATATCCAGTTCTCTTTGCAGGGATTTATCCTGCTTTGCGAGCTTGACGGTTTTGGAAATGCGGCGCTCCAGAATTTCGATATCGGAGAAAATCAATTCCAGATTGATGGTTTCAATATCACGGATGGGGTCGATGGAGCCGTCCACATGGACAACGTTTGTGTCCTCAAAGCAGCGGACAACATGACAGATGGCATCCACCTCGCGGATATGGCTGAGGAATTTATTGCCAAGGCCCTCGCCCTTGGATGCACCGCGTACCAGACCTGCGATATCGACAAATTCGATTACCGCGGGTGTTGTTTTTGCGGAATCATACATTTCTGTCAGCCTTGCCAGACGTTCATCGGGGACGGGAACCACACCCACGTTGGGGTCGATGGTGCAGAAGGGGTAATTGGCTGCCTCTGCCTTGCCCAGTGTCATAGAATTAAATAAGGTGCTTTTGCCCACGTTGGGCAGACCTACGATACCTAATTTCATAGTTTTTTTCTTCCTTTCGGTTTTTCTGCATTTGAAAAGGAGGATAACCCTCCTATACTATCCTAATAGTATAGCGAAAAGGAAACGGCTTGGCAAGGCGAAACCTCAGCATTTCCCGTCTTTTGTTGAGAGTATCATTAAATGCAGAAGAAACCGTTACGGTTTTTCCTGCATTATTTTTTTATCCGAAGGCAGGCGGAAGGAGGTTAAAACATTGAACGGATACAGTTATTTGACGCTGGAACAGCGCCGCGAGATCGAAAGAATGTATGCAGAGGGTGAACGCGTTGTTGACATTGCCGCCCGTCTGAAAAGGAGCGCCGCCGCTATCTACGAAGAGTTGAAGCGCGGCTATACGGGAGAGTTTGACGGCTACGCCCGCCCGAAGTACAGCGCCGATCTTGCACAAGCGACGGTGCAAGAGAATTTCCGACGCAGAGGAAATCGACGCGGCGCGAATTGCTGAAATACGAAAGGAGCTATTCAATATGACACAGTTTAACAACGAGCTTTACGCGGGGTTCTTGCCGGAAGCGGGCGACGCGCGCTTCGAGGGAAAGCGGGGCTTCTATCCTGCAATGACGGCGGAAGAATACAGAGCGCTTCCGCTTCCGATGAAATGCGCAACGTGGGACGCGCGCGTTCAGTATGTGATCTTCGATAGCTATTTCAGAGATTATGAGCTTTCCGGAAAAGTCGAGGTTCACGCCGAAAACGCATTCAAGGCGCTTTTCCGCCACAGCGAAACCGACACGCAGTTATACAGCGTTTGCGCCGTTCGCCTTTTTGACGGAACGCGCGTTGCGGCGAAGTGGGTTCAAGACAGCGTTTCGGGCGCATTCCGGATTGTAACGACTTCCGGAAACGTGCTGGGTACGCAAGGCGGCTTTCGCGGGCATATCCCCGAAAACTGTAAGAAGCGGGACGACGGGACGTGGGGGCTTTTCCCGCTTGATCGCACAGCAGACCGCAAGCAGATTATACGCGTCGCATTTTGACGCGGGAAAGGAGCTATTCACCATGAGCGACAGAAGAACAGCGTTTGACGCTATCACGAAGGACAAGCCCACGCTGGCGGGCTTCCTTCGTTCCCTTCCTTGCATTGAAGCGCCGTGGGACGCGGCTTTTCAGAAGCGCTATTGCTCTTCCTGCACGGCGGAGAATTGCGACGCTTGCGCGAATGAGCAGTTCCGGAACAATCCGGAATGGTGGCTTTCCCTTCCGGCGGCGGAGGTGGAACAATGACGGCGGATCGGGCGCGCGGGGCGCTTGCCGTCCTGCAAGACGCGGACGGGAAGTTTATTTGCGAAGTGCCTTGCGGTTACATAGTCGAGCAGACAGCCAGCGCACACAAGCCCCGGCGGATACAGGCACAACGACGGCGGCGGGCAATGCTTCGCCGTCGCGTCGCCCTTACGGTTGCATTGCTGACCGTTGCCGCCCTTCTTGCGGCGCTTATGCCGTGGAGCGGGAGCGGCGCGGCGGACAAGCCGAAGGACACGACCGCCGGAACGCTTGAAGAGGTACACCAGCCGACCGCCGTTCTTCTTCCTTCGAGCGGGACGGTGGCGGAATATGTGCCGAACGCGGCGGAGGTTGAAGCCCTTGCAAAGCTGATCTACGGCGAAGCGGGGATCGTTCCTTCTACGACGGAGCAAGCGGCGGTTGCATGGTGCGCTCTGAACCGCGTTGACGATCCGCGCTTCCCCGACACGGTGCTGGAGGTTATCGAAGCGCCATATCAGTTCAGCGGCTACGATCCCGAATATCCCGTGAAAGAGGAATTCGCCCTTCTTGCGGCGGACGTGCTGACACGATACCGCGCGGAGCTTGACGGCGAAGAAAACGTCGGGCGGGTGCTTCCGGCGGAATACTGCTTCTTCACGGGCGACGGGCGGCGCAATCACTTCACAACGGAATGGAAAAGTACGGATTGCTTCGGCTGGACGCTTGAAAGCCCGTACACAGATTGAAAGGAGCGGCACACGATGAAGGAAAACAAAAGCGGCTGGCAGTTCCCGAAGGCGCTTGAAATTATCAAGTGCAAGGAAGGAAACAAAGAGTTTATGAAGGAACGTCCGGCGCGCCGCCCGTTCGGAAACACCGTGCTTATTTGCGAATATCCGATCGACGACACGGCGGCGGAAGAGCCGAACGCGAAGTTGATTACATGGCGGCTTGCGAAGCGCGCCGCACGGGACTTCTTGCGCATTTCCTTTATGCCTTCGGCTATCGTATCGGCGGCGACGCATGGCGGGAAAACCGCCGTCCGCGTCTACGGTAAATATTAAATCACACGAAAGGAGCTATTCAATTATGTTCAACAAGAAAAAGACAGAATGCCGCGTTTGCGGCTATCGCTTCACACCGGAGCGGGAAAACATCTACACAGCGGAAGAACCGCGTTCTATGGCGGATATGCTGACGAAAGCGCCGACGGCTTCCGGCGGTTGATTGTCCGGCTTGCGGTTGTCAAATCGCACTGGCGATCCGCGTTCCCCGCGTTGACCTTTCGGACAATGCGGAACGGAACGACGCGGACGCGCTCAACATTCCCACTTCGCCGTATCCGGACGGGGACAAAGGCGTTCTTGCTTGCCCGAATTGCGGAAGCGGCGAATATCTGCACAACGCAGACGAAAACGAAAATGCCTTTTGCGGGCAATGCGGACAGGCTATCAAGTGGGGGTGCGAAGATGAAGATTAAAAGTATCGCCGCTATCTGCAAGAAGAACAAGAATATTGCAATCTTCGAGCGGTACAGCGACGACGGCGACATATTAACGCAGTACATCGGCGACGGATCGGCGGTTTATCCGGTTGTCGGGCTTCCCCAGCTTGACAAAGAAAGCCTTTTGACAATCTTCGACGTTCCGGAGAAAGACCGCGACAATTACTTCGTGAAAACGCTGGGCGTTCCGGCGGGTATCAGCTTCGAGGACACAGACGAAACGGAAAGACACGTCGAGCGGGAAGGAATTTCGATCATCTATTCCGGACGAACCTTGAAGCCGATCCGGACAACGCGCGGGCTGGTATTCATCGAAAGCCGCTATCTTTCGCCCGTTGCTGACGTGCTGGACGTGCTGGAGCTTTACGAACGCCGCACGGCGGAGGGAGCGCCCTACATCGTCGCGAAGGCGGGCTTCCTGCTTCAAGCGGTGATTATGCCATATGACGTTATCAACCAGCAGTTCGTAGAGAGCTTGCAGGACTTAACGCGGGAATGCGAATTTTCTCTTTCCGAGAAGGAACGCAGGGAACGCGAAGCCCGCGACCGCTTCACATTCACCGAACCGGAACAATGTTCCTTGAACGTCGATCCGAACACGGGCGAGGTTGTCGAGGGAAGCGAGGTGGCGGAAACGTGATAAAAACACACAGCAAATCACGCTTTCAGTTGAAAACGCTGGAGGAAATACGGGACAGCGTGGAAATTGTCTTGCAGATCGAAAAGACCGACAGTTCGTTTATTGACAGCAAAAAGACGGCTTATCTTTGCGAAGTCGTCAATCCGCGAGATTACAGAGCGACACCAACGCTTGAACAGATGGCGGAAGAGCTTGTCAAAGCGAATAACGATAATCGGGCGCTTCGCCGCCGGATCGCAAAGCTGGAAACAGAGTTGCGAAAGGCGGGTGCGCGTCAATGAGTAACAAACAGGAAAAGCCGCCCTTGAAGTGCTTGCTGGGCATTGATCCGGAGAAGGCGCAGAAATG